AAACCACTAACTCGTACCTCTTTCCTATCAACATAAGCACCTGCTAATTGACCTGATCTATATTCAGCGTTGATCGCAGCAGCATATTGTTTATCTTTCTCGGCCTTGTCAGAAATTCTTTCTAACCTTTTAAATCTTCTAAGGTTATCACTTTCATACTTTTTAACTTCTCTTTCAAATAGTTTATCAAAGTATTTTGCAATATGAGGATTGTGCTTTCTAGATAACATTCTAGATGCAACAGATCCATAATCTTTTTCGTTTGTACAAACATAGCCTGCACGTTTAAGTGCTTCAGCTTGAGTAATTGATCCCCAATCTTTTACGTATATCTCTATAAACATTTTTTGTTTAGGAGTGAGATCTAATTCAGTTCTATCTGTTTTTCTTTTTAAACCACCAGGCATTATTTCCTCCCTGGTTTTTTCTTTGGAAATTCTTTAGTAATTTTATTTGCATACTCAGCAGCGTTTGAATGAGCTGATCCTGTGCTCATACCTGAAGTTCTTTGTTCATCATATTCTTTTTTAAATATTTTCATAAATTTTTGAGAGGCACCTTTTACAATAGGTTGCCCAAATTTATATGCTATACCAAAAAAATATTTAGTCATAATTACCGCCTTATTTCTTCTTTATCCCATAATAACAATAGGAACAACACAAAGCTATAGGTCAAGGCTATGAATCCCAAAGATATTAAAAGATCAATGAACATTAATTTCTACTATATAGATTATTTCACCAGAAAGTAATAGCCCTAAAAACTCCTGGTTGCGTTCCCGCAAGAGTGGTGTATCCAAGATACACCATAGATACACCATAGATACACCATTAAAATTGATTAAAAGTGTTGTTATAATTGACTAATAGACGTTTAGATACACCAGATACACCACTTCTGGCCTGGGGGGTACTTTTTATTGATCAGGGGTCTAGAATATCTATATAGTAAAAAATCCACCGATCCCGTTCAGTAGGTTAATTCTGGTTGTCCGGTGTCCATTTTTCCTGTATAGTTTACCTGTGTTATTTATCAATAACGTTCTTTGCTTAACTCTTGGGGGAGTTCATTTTAATTGCTCTCTAATCATTCCCCCAGGAGTCAAACACATTCGCCCACCATGACTACAATAACTTCTTATAATTTTCCTTAAGTATTAATGCACGAATTTCTCTTCTCTCATCTTTACTTTTAGCCTCTCGATACCTCTTATACAATCTTCGATACCTAATCCAGGCTACTTGCATTTTAGTAAACAAAATTTTTCCATTATCTACCATCTTCATATACTCACCTCTTACAAAGTCAGGATCTAACTCAGCACCCCAACATACGTGTTGAAAGTCTTCTGAATTATCTACAAACCAACAATGGCTGTCATGTTTATGGTAGGTTTCTCTTTTAAAATTTGAAGGGTTTGTTGCATCTTCTAAAGCTTGCACAAGGATTGCCTGAAACAATCGCTGTTCTGCGAATGCTTTTGGTTTTGTAATTGCAAGGCTCAACTTAGTGCCCAAATATTTTAGTAAGCTTGGAGCACAAGTCATACGCTTTAGTTTTATCCATCACAAAAGTTCGTGATCGCTTACGTCTATACCTAGGTCTTTCATACACTCGAATGTACAAATCCCACATACGTTCAAGGTAATCCATCTTTTCTTGACCTGTCATTAGATCAAGCATTACAATTGAGTCTTTAAGTAAACCCTTAGGTTTTTTTTCCATCAGCATAACCACGATGCGGGAAAGATATAAGATATGGAAAGATCACACCGTGGTTAAGCATTTTTAACAACCAGTTTTATGCCCTTTGAATCTGCAGCACGTTTACGCCCTGATCGCCATCGATCCTCGATCTTATCAAGGAAAGAAAGACTAAAATTTCCTAAACCAAAGTCATTTCCACAATACAACTGAAACATCAAACTTGTTAGCTCATCGTAAGTTTGTTTATTAGGACAAACCATTACAAGCTTATCTAACGCTTGATTTAATGCTTCTTCACTGCTTTTTTTTACAGCTTTACCCACAAAATAATCCTTTATTTTAAAGTTAATTTTAGGTTTCGTTGTTCGGTGAAAATAAAGTGTTTTGAAAGCCCCACTTATTTCATTTAGGCTTAGGAATACATCTATTGTTTATAAAAGAAGTGACTTAATTGCAACAGTTAAATTAAAAAAAAGGGCCTAGTCTCCCAGGCCCTTTCCAATTCCAGATTAAAGGTTAACCATCCAACCTGCGAATTTATTTACCGTTAAGTAGCTTTTTGCCCTCAAGTAGTAAATTCTGTTTCATTTTCTCGTGACTGATGCCTTGTTTTTTAGCTATCTTTTTTACTTCATCGTCTACCAATTTAGCAATCATATTACCTGGTCTTCTAAAACCGTTTTGACCCATAGCTCTAATAATTGTATATGACTCAATATCAACTGCACATGATTTCCATTTACTTATGTCCATTGTTCCTCCTTAAAAAAACATTATGTAAAAAGCACCACCAAATAGTGCTAATAAAATTTTTGCAGGTATCAGAAACATAACTGCACAAATAATTGTTTTAATGATCAGGTTGTTCATCTTCTTTCCCTTTCAAATGATCGTAGCAAAGTTCAGCAGCTACTTTTTCGTTAATTATATAAATTGGCATTTCTTCAAATTTTAATGAACATTGTTGTAATTTACGCATACAATTTTGAAATTCATCATCAGTATATTCTAAAGGCATACCTGTAACTGTATGTGCAGGTAGTTCAGATAAAATGCTGTCAACCTGTTGACACCAATTATTAAATGTCTCAGATTTATTTGTCATTCGCCATGTAAGTTTATTTGCCATTAACTATATCCTCCAAATCTTTTAACGGGCTAGACTCTACAATACCTAATGCATCTTTCAACCTTTCATTTTCTTCTGTAAGCTTTTTAATATTAGCTGTCAGATCATCAAGTTGATCACAAAGTCTTTTGCATACCTTTTGTAATTCATCTAATGCTACATCCAATTCTGTTGCTTCTTGTGTAAGCACTAAGGGTTTAGCTGTGCTAATTGTTCTTGGTTGTTCTGTTGCCATATGGCCTCCTCTTTGTTATGATTTGTAATATCTTAAATATAATTATTTTCATGGGATATGCAAGGATAATTTTATGACTAAATTTTATGTTGTTTTATATATGTGTAGTATGTTAAGTGGTCAGTGCCCATCCTATCATTATACTGGTCATTCATTTCCAACTCACACAGAATGTGTTGAATTTGGTTATCGTATAGCTTATGGAACTTTTAAAAACTTAGAAACTACTGAAGAATTTGATAGTAGCTATGTAGAAAATAGTAAAATTGTTGTAAAATTTCAATGTGAAGAAATTAAAGCACCTGAAAAAAAACTAATAATACCACCAAAAAAACCCAAAATTACCACATAGTTGCAATTATATCACAATTTGGTATATAATCGCTTATGAAACTCTATCGCGTCCAAGCAAACTATAAGAATATATATATTGATGAGATGCTTGAGGCTGAGAACGATAGGGCAGCTCTTGAGTGTTTTGTAAAGAAGGTTGACTCAGGAGATGTAATAGAAAGGGAAGGACCAGGTTTTTATAATCCTGATCATTTATTCCTAACCTTCGAGGAGGTTGACCGAGATGCAACTACAAAAGTTAATATCGGAGAAGCTTCAATTGGAGTCACAATGGGCAACGAAAGCGTTGCAACAGGGTAGAGTAACTCCAGATATGAAGTGGATGGATATAAAGATTAAAGATCTTAGAACCAAGATCAATGATCAAAGTGTTGAAGACGCTAAAAAAGGTCTTCTTGATATAGCTAGTTAACTAGCTTAAAAAAAAATAATCAAAATCCTAGGCTACAACTGTCTCTAGTGTAAAAGCATTCAGTGTCGCAGCTAGAATTAAACCCCTGCTGTCGTCAGTCGTCTACTATTCAATAAAATAAAAAATAGAAAATTTGCTCGTGGTATAATAGTAAATAAAAAAATAAAAGGAGCAATTATGGAATGGAAACATCCAAGTTATTATGCAGAACTTAGAAGGCTGCGTAAGATCGAAGAAGAGAAGGAGTCGGAGAACAATGAGGACAAGGACTCTTCTGAACAATCTCAAGATCCTCAATCTCAAAAGTAATCTTAGTGCCCTTGCATTCTTTGCAGGGGCTATTATTCCTTAGCTTCTCCCCAGGATCGTCCGAGTGCAATATCAACTTTGGAAGGTACTTTAAAATCTCCGATGGCATTTTCCATTATCTCCTTAACATTTTTTATATCTTCTTCCTTATCTATTGAAAAACATAATTCATCATGAATTTGAAGTAAAGGTTTATATCCAGCTTTGTAACATTCAATCATGGCTTGTTTAGTTTGATCTGCAGCCGAACCCTGAATTAGTCTATTTAATGCCTTATAAGTGAAGGCTCTACGTATATTATTACCATAGACAGCCTTAGCCTCCTCATATTGCATAGCTTTGTTCATTCCGAAGGTAGAGGGCTCCCACATGTCAAATCGGCATTTACGACCCCTTATTGTTCGAATAAAGCCATATTTAGAAGCAGAGTTAGACACTTCCGTAGCCAATTGTTTAACAAATGGTACTCTTTCTCCATATTTAAGTAATAGTTGTTCAGCTCTATCTTTAGAAATACCTAATTCTTTAGCTAATTTAGCCTTACCCATACCATAAAATAATCCAAGATTAATCGTTTTGGCCTGGTTTCTAGTTATCTGTGCCATATCTGCAACTATTTGGTGAAAGTCAGCAGACTCATTTTTATAGGCTTCAATAAACTCTCTGCTTCCTGAAAATTCATTATTAGTAGAGGCAGCATAATGAGCTACAATTCTTGGTTCTTGTTGTGAGTAATCGAAACTACCCCATTGTCTACCCTCTTCAGGTAAAAATAAACTTCTTATTTTGCTTCCATACTCCTTATTACGAGCTGGGATCTGTTGCAGGTTCGGATTAGAATACGATAAACGTCCTGATACAGTTCCGCCTTGGTCAGATCTTAGTTGATTTATCTCGGAATGTATTCTACCTTTGTGAACATAACGTTGAATTGAGTCTATAAATGTTGAATGGAATTTATTTATTTCTCTTGCTTGTCTTATTAGTTGCGCTATCGGGTTATCACAATTTACTAACCAATTTTGGGTAAAGCTTGGTTCATCACTTTTCGGTGTCCGTGGGTAATCAACACCTATTCTATCAAACACTTGCGCTACTGATCGAGCTGCCCAAATGTCAACATCAAGTGTGGTCTGAGATTTTATACTAGACAAAACCTCAGACTCCTTTTGTTTAAATTCTTTTTTTAACTTAGCAGCCTGTGCTTCGTCAACCCTAATTCCTTTTCTTCTTGTCTCAATCAATATAGGTAACAGTTCCATTTCCATTTCCCACACATCATTCAAACTTTGTTTAGATATTTCTGTTTTAAATCTTTCCCACAAACGTAGAGTTAAACCCGCGTCCTGTTCAGCATAAAAACCAACATAACCTGCAGGCAATCTCCAAAGGTCAGCTTTAGGATCTATACCCCACTCCTTTGCTTTTTCATTCAAAAAAGTTTCGTTTTTTATCTCACCAAGATAATCTTTAGCACATGCATTTAAACTAAAACTAAATCTGTTTTCGTTAATCAAAGCTGCAGCAATCATAGTATCAACTATTTGTCCCCGTATCTCAAAACCATTTACTAATAACCAACCCACATCATAACTTGCATTATGAAATATTTTTGTAGCTGGTAGTTTTAATATGTCTTGAAACCATGCGCAGGTAATTGATAAATCCATATTTCCACCTGCATCATGTTGAATGGGAAAATACCATTGTTGACCAAGTGCAGCCACTGCAAAACCTACAATACCTCCATCAAACGTAGCCCAACCAGATCCTTTTGTTTTTAAGTTTGGATCTTTTGTCTCCAAGTCAATCGCTATCTCTTTTGCTTTGGATAAATCAGGATATTCTGCAGGTGCTATCCAATCACTGTCGTTGTATACAAAATTTAATTGATGAGTCATTGTTTCCTTTTACTAAAGTTAGTGTCTTCTATTACTTTCATTGTTTTAATTGGGAGCCCCAAATGAAAAATATAACATTCAGCACAATAATAATCATATTTATAAACTACTACTGCGTGAGCTTGTTTACATTTCTCACAGTAGATAATTTCTTTATTTTTTTGTACCATGAAGTATCCCTCCCGTTTTCCCTACACCATTCATAATGATTTTTTAAAAGTTTTTCTGATAGTCTTTTGTCTTCAATCATTTCTTTTTTTCTTCTTGCAAATGTTCAATTTCTAAATCACAATAATGTTTTATTTTTTGTAAATCTTCAATTGATTTACCTTTAAATAAATATCTACACACATACTTAATTACATTTGCTTGAAAAGGGTTTAAACCATTTTTTCTAATAAAAGTCCAAGGTTGAATAAGAAAGTGTTGATAGTGAGATCCACCTACCTGCGTATCTTGAGGGAAAGCTTCATCAAACATATTTTTATCTGCCATATTATACTCCACAAAGGCCCTCACACTCTTGGTTAAAGAGATCTG